GCATCGGGTAGGGCAGTGGTGGGGATATAACTCTCTATTTTAGAGGGATCTTTCCGACAGTCCTGGACCATTGCCCAGAAGGAATTAAGTTCCTCAATATGATCAGACATCCACTTGGGATCTCGCAGAACATTTTCGATACGAATGTTGTTCAAGGTCCAGTAAATGATACGTAGTTCATCGCCATCTAGGGTTTTTCTCCATGCCGCGAAATCTGTGGTCTTCGGCTTGTACTCAATCACCCCTGTATCATACGCCACAAACACTCCCTTATACGGTGATTCAGACGTTGACCACTCCGTCTTCCCGCATGTCTTAAACTGCATCTCCACATAATCGCACTCGTCAATGTTTGTGCACTCCATCTGCATCTGCATTTGGTGATAGTAATCATCGGGGATTGGCGAGTCCTGTGTGAACTTGCGTGAGATCGGACACTTGAACTCTACCAACTTTCCCCACCGATAATCTAGCTTGTCCTTGGTGAGAACAATCCCGTCAGGGGATGCGCCCAGGAACTTGTACACCGGATGGCTCACACATGTCGTATCCACAATGTCCGCCCCGCCCTGAATGTCGCCATAGATCTCCTTGGCCAGAGGTTCAAACTGGGTACCCCACATACACGCAGTCATCATTCCACCTCCCGACGGTTTAGGGCCATCCAGTTTCCGCATCAAGAGTTCCTTCTTTGCAGACGGTGTCGCTGTCTTGAATGCTTTGGTCACTTCGGACGCTGTAATCATTTCAGATCGTTTGGCGTGCCAGGCGTCCGTGCGCTGGTCAGCAACGCCGTAGTCTCGGAGGACTTTGAAGACCGCGCGTCTCCTAGCCCAAACCTTACCCATGTGGGAATCCAGAAGTCGGTATACCTGCGCTTTATAGTTCTTGTAGTGATATCCACGACTCCTACAAATGGTCTTAATTCGGTGTGTGAGGTGCGTGCAGGCATCCAGGGGAAGTTCAAAGACATCCATTAGTTTAACAAGAGAGATCTGTGAAAAGGTATTCGTTTTACTTACATATGACGGCGATGGCGGCGCGTACGACCCCCCTTCTTCACCTTACGAGTCTTACGAGGCTTTGATTCCTTCGCCCGAATGGCCGATTCTAACGCCACCACGTTCTCCTCTGCCTGCCGAACAAGTTCCGGTTTCTTCTTGTACATCTCAAATATCATTGTATCTTCCTTGCCGCTCACCGGATGCTTTCCAGTATGGGCAATATGGACAATGTGCTTCGCGTTTCTGAGTTGATCGCGGAGCTGGGCCAGAGACGGCATTTAGTGTATTGTTATAAACCAATATATTTCTACGAGTCGCTTACGGAAAAGGTGTCGGTCTTACACAATGACGACGACCGCAACTGCTACTTCTGAAATTTCTACACAGGAGGATTGGGTCCTTCATCGTCTCACCAATTTTTACACTCCCGATCGTCTAACTCTTCTCCGTGACATTCTAGCCAATAAGACGAATATTTCTCTGCGTATTCTGGACTGGTTTGTGACCAACTATTCCAAGATGAACAATGTGTCGTATATGTCCAAGGCTGGAAAGCATGTGATTGTGTACTTAGCGTACAAGTCGCATCTGAAGGCATACAGCAAAAAGATGTTTGACCCCTTCTGTCGCCATGCTCGTATTGATTTTCAGGGGGTGTCCACAACAGTCGGCCAACTCAACTTCTTTGCGTGGGCGATGGAAGACGATGTGATCGAGTACCTCTTTGAACATCGCGACGATATCCATGCCGATATGGAGACCCGCATGAATGTGGGTGGAGAGGCCAAGAAGGCGGCGGGGGCCGAACATACTCGCAAGAAGCGTCATGAACTATCACACTCGGCCACGAAGTCGCTGAAGAAGCATGATGTAAAAATTATGGTTTCGTTTTCGTGACCGTTAAATATTTGATAGGCAGATTTTCCAGGCGTCTAGCTGTTTCGCGCGATGTTCCTCGTTCTCTATCCTCATTCGTTCACTGACTTCACTCAGGTTGGTCGTACGTAGTTTATTGAACAAATCCTTTGGACTGTTCCAGTAGATAACGTTCTTCCGAGTATTGAAGTACGTAAATTGAAACCAGTACTTAATGTCTTCTTTCCGGTATGAATTTGGACTATAAGCATGCGGAGACGACGGATGAGGAATATCGCGTTTCATCATTTCGCGTTCATCCATATAACACGGGTAAAGCAGTACATCATTCATCAACTGTTTCGGCCCCGTCATTTCAGTAAGAATTGACGGTGAGGGAACAAACATTGGTATATTGAGTTCATACATCTCAATCATTGAAATTGAGAAGGCTGAATACGGGAAGAGAACACAGGCGGGATGATTTACAAGGTCCTCATACTTAAAATTTCCATAGAGATGATGAGCTCGGCTAAATACCAAATCTGATCCATCCTGTAGAGCCATACTATTCATATGTTCTAGCGAACTAAACGGCAATACACACTGTGCATGGACGGGCGATATAAGAATTTCTTTCCGGGTTGGTCGGTATGCCAGAGTTCGAGGAAGATGAAAGCACGCGACATCGAGTGCATGGGGGGTTATCCCAGTGTAATGTTTGATATACTCAGCATCATACCGTGACATAGACGCTAAGAAAACATCATCCATCAATACTGGACCATAACTTGGCTGTATGTGAAACCGGTGCCCACAATTGATTATTTTTTTATGACGAAACCGAATATTCTTAAACTCGTTCATAAAATTAGGAGGGAATCCGGCAACAACTGTATCAAACTCACGAGCTAATTCATCGCCATTTACTATGATACCATTATCACGTACAATGACGTTGCGTTTCCAGTTGCTTGGAATCAAATGTGCATGACCAGATGAGCTATCAATCGTGACATCGTGACCAAGTTCTTTGAGAAGTGCAGCCTGCCACATCTGACAGCCCGCATGTTGATCTACAACAAGAATTTTCATTGTATTTACGTACGATACCGCTGTAAATACGTAATGAAACGATGTATAATTATCACAACGATTAATCGTCCAAACCAATTTATTCACCACTACTCCAATATTCCCAGTTGGGACTTGATTGTTGTAGGGGATATAAAGACAGATGACGACTTATATCGCAATATACAGTGTGTGTATCTCGGTCTACCTGAACAGAAAGCCCTCTTTCCAACCCTCTTTGAAAAGGTCCCCCTGCGATCCTATACCCGTAAGATGTTTGGGTATCTGTACGCCATTCAGAACGGGTATACGACGCTCTATGAAACTGATGACGACAATCAATATATTGGAGATCTAAACACCTTCAATGAGACCGGGCGCCCGACCCGAGCCGTTGTAGGAGATGGGTTTGTGAACCTGTATAAGCTGTATACGACCAAGCACATATGGCCTCGCGGTATACCACCAACACATTCTAGCATCCTAATCTCTCCAACGGTAACGGACAATAGTAGTCTTAAAGAGTACTCCGTCATTCAAGGACTCGTGAATAACGACCCCGACGTTGATGCAGTCTTTCGGATGGAAGTAAACAGTGGATCTTTTTTCTTTGATGACGATACATCCTATGACGTTATTCTTGAGACAAATACTGTATGTCCCTTCAACACTCAAAATACCTTTTGGATTGATCCGTCAGTATTTTATGCTCTATATCTACCCGTTACGGTAACCTTTCGGTATACTGACATCCTACGTGGATTTGTCGCGCTGTTTCAACTATGGAAACACCAAAAAACAATTAAATTTACGGCACCCACAGCCGAACAAATCCGTAATGAGCATGACCTCCGCAAGGATTATGAAAGTGAAGTGACGATGTATGAAACTGCCGAGCAAGTTATCTCGCTTTTACGGGAAAATAAGGATGCGACCATCCATGATATGTATGCGGTACTCGCTCGCCATGGAATTGTTAGCGACAAAGAGCTAGACGTACTCAACGAATGGATGCGTCTCGTCAATTTAGCACAAAACACGTGATATATGTAAGTAATGCTCTCCTTTCATCGGAAGGTCGTCTATCCGGCGGAGACCGACATTGCCGACTTTGATTTGAATACAGACGTCGAAGAGTACAACTACGATGGACGTCTCGTATTTCGGGGAAATCTGGACCCTATCTATTCAGATGACGATTTCCAGGTGTACTGGCTCTACGACGAAAATAACCAGCGTACCGGTCTAGCTGAACATCATGGACAGAACCACACCTGTTACTGGATTCGCGATAATGTGTATTCCAGCCTGTTTCAGGAAGAGTGGACGTGCCGAGACCGTACTCTCTGGAACATTATGCCCGGACCAGCATACGAAGACTGTATGCGGAACGGCTGGACAACAGTGGAGTCCCTACGTTCTCGTACATCTCTGACTATCGTTCGTCCGCGCGACGTTCTTGTCTATGAATGCCCGACCTCCGTCTGTATACGCTGTGGAGGAGAAGGTGTTCATGCAGGATGCCAAATAGAAAAACAGGATCCGCACTATGACGTGTTTTTCACATTATTTGTTGATGATGATGGACTGATCTACGTTCCTCCAGCGGATACACGTGCTTACGGAGCCGCGCTACCGACCTTACGACGACCCTTGGCGGCCGGAGCCTTGGACTCAGAGATCTCTACGATCGTCGGCGTAGGAGCTGCAGGTGCGGGAGCAGGTGCAGGTGCAGGAGCGGGCGCAGCAGCCTCCTCCTCCTCGTCCTCCTCCTCGTCGTCCGAGACGAGCGCCGCCTTTGCACCACCCGCAACTGGGGCAGGTGCCTCCTCGCCATCGTCCTCGTCGTCCTTGAACATGTCGCGCGCCGTCTGACGCTTACGCTTCGTGACCTGGACATACGTCGGCTTCCAC